GTGCGTTGCATCACTGGAAGGAGGTCAAAAGTGTGTGTCTCTTAATCGAGATCGATTTCGTACCGATGAGCGGGCGATAGGTTACTCACAGTACCAATACTACCGTAATGGAGTATGGACTGATAGTAGCTATGTCTACCCGACCAAGACGTTCTCCTACTATAGACGTATTTTTGACGTCAGTAGTCAGAAGAAGGCGCCACGGGTTATTCACCCTGTGTCGTCGTACAAAATCGTGGGTCTCACTCCTATGGAGACTCAACAATATTCCTCTTCTGATGGAACCATCTACCGGGCTAAACCCGGAACTAGTTGGCCAATTCATCAGGATAGGGAAACTCTCGTCGCACACTTTGTCGACTACGCGAACACAATCCTTTACCAGACTGCAGTAAATAATGCCTTTACGGCGTTTTACTCGCAGATGCCGGAAGTTGTCAGTATTGCCAACTTTCTGTACGAACTCAAAGATATTAGGACTTTGTTGCCTAAAATCGAGAGTACGCTGGCAAAGACGGTTTCGGGTGGGTTTCTAAATCTGAACTTTGGCTGGTTGCCACTTGTTTCAGATCTAAAGAAACTTGGTACGCTTGCGCAGACTTTCTCTCAGAGATTAAATTTTCTGAAAGAAACCTACGGTAGGGAAGTACGAATGGGTTATAGTGAGAAGTTTGGTTATCCAACCGCTCTTCCCACAACCCGGACGTATAATTCTCCCTATACCGACCAAGCTACCCGTTACACGTTGGACGACTACAACGCGGTCTTTAGAGCTAATGGTTATTTATACCATGAACTTGAAGGCCTCGATGATGCGTCCCGATTGTTTAGTGCTTTCCGTGCGGAGCTGGGGCTTAACAATCCGGCAAAAGTGATATGGACAGCAATCCCATTCTCTTTTGTCGTAGATTGGTTTGCCCGTATAGGCAGCTACCTTGATAGACTTGCTGAACAACCCTTTGAAGGGGTTTGGGAAGCACGTCGTGTGACAAACTCCTTGTCGGAGTATTATCACGTGACAGTCTATCAATACTTCTTTCCCTCTTATAACAGTCAACCTGTTAAAGTGGGCGAGTATGTCATGGAAAGGTACAATCGACATATTGGTCTTCCAGTGGGGGTAGCGACTACGTTGCTCTCACTCGACCCGAAGAAGCAGTTGCTTGCTGGGGCGTTGATTCATCAACGTCTCGATTAGAAGCTGCCTTGAAGAGGGAAGCTCTCGGAATGTCCGAGGGATATCCTCAATTGAAAGCAGAGGTGCTACCTCATGTCACTGGCTTCTACACTAACGCTCGATGCGAAAGATGGGACAGATGTTGTCTACTTGAAGCGTACAAATGACGCTACGAGTAGTTCCTACATCGATCAATCGACAAATCTCACTCAGCCCAATTTGCTAAGCTTTAAGCATAGCACTACTGGGAAAGGGAGTGATGCCGTTGATCGCCACTTGATTCAGATCCAGAAAACGGTTCTGAATACAAGCGGAGTCCCTCGCACGCTGACCGCCAATCTTACGATTGCCGTTCCGCGTGATTCAGTCATCACCACTGCAATGGTCCAAAATGCTCTTGCGAACATAGTGGACTTTGTTGCAGATGGAGCAATTGCTTCAATTGCTACGATGGCGAATCTCGATTCGATCCTCCGTGGAGAAACGTGAAAATCGTTCCTCTCATGGTGGCCCTCGCCTTAGGTGCATTCTTTTGGGTCCTGATTATCAGGGCTCTCATTGGAATACCATCCTAACGTCAGGGAGTGAGCCGGTGCACGGTGGCGCTTGGAGGAGATTCCTTTGCAGGTTCTCGCCAATAGCCAAGTTGACTTTTATGTCAACCTTTGCACGCAGCTGATCAGTGACGATCCGCTTCGCACCGTCCAGCCGAAGTCTCTCGCTCGTGACATTGCTACTGTACGTAGTCGTGTCGCGCACGAGGGCCTCTCCTTTATCACAAAGATCCTTCCCCGGTTGGGTAAGGCACTCGATGTGGCATTGGTTGAGGGCAGGTTCACTATCCCATGCGAATTTCGATCCGCAAAGGGTAGGAAGTCACCAGCATTTATGCAGGCGTACTTCAACCTGGTCTTCGATGAAGACGGTGTTCTCCAGGAGAACATTCCTTGGCAAGCAGTTAAACATCTGCGCCAAGTTCTGTTTTTCGGGTATAAACTCGAGCTTCCATACAGTAGATCAGATGAAGACGCTGTAATAAGCAACTTCATCTCTACTGATAGGGATCTCGCTCCTCCGGATAATGATGAGGCTAGAGAGAATATCTCTCTTGCTGCTCTCATTTCCGGAAAGATTCTAAAGGATTTTGATCCTTTAGACATTATACCCCGACACGGTCCTGGGGCTGTGGCGACCGGGGAGAGGTTGGAGGAAAAATGGGTTTTTACCCATAAATACTCTACTCTTCACCGGGTATTCCCGTACTATCAATTTATGATGGTCGGGTGGGGTCGCGAGTTATCGGATCGATTGGCATGGTACAAATCTATGGAGGTCCATGAAAATGGAACTGCTAAAGTTGTACTTGTACCAAAAGATTCTCGAGGTCCGCGCCTCATTTCTTGCGAACCATTGGAATACCAATGGATACAGCAAGGATTGGGTCGAAAATTGGTTAACCTCCTTGAAAGCCATCGGCTTACGAGGGGGCGAATCAATTTTACGCACCAAGGCATCAATCAGCAGCTTGCTCTGGCTAGTTCGACTAGTCATGAGTTTGCTACTATTGATCTTAAGGATGCGTCAGACCGGGTCTCTCTCGAACTCGTTAAAGGAGTTCTTCGACGATCTCCTAATCTAGTTCGAGCTTTAGAGGCCTCACGCTCGAAGGCTACCGTTCTCCCGAATGGAGAAATTGTGTGCCTGAGCAAATTCGCTCCGATGGGATCAGCTTTATGCTTCCCGGTTGAAGCGTTTGTCTTTTGGCTCATAATGGTAGCCGCGATGATTCGCGAGACTAGTTTGCCACTTGAAAAAGTGGGAGAGAGGATCTACGTGTATGGAGATGATATTATCATTCCTACACGATGGGCCCCTCGATGTATACAGGCTCTTGAATCCGTTGGCCTTGTTGTCAACGCTTCCAAGTCCTGTATCACTGGGTCCTTCCGTGAGAGTTGTGGTGTTGATGCCTTCAACGGCTTCAATGTTACACCTCTCCGGTTACGGAAACAGTGGACTGGTCGAGTATCGGATGGATCTGCGTTGTCCGCTTTTGTGTCACTTGCTAATCGTTTGGATCAGCATGGATACAAAGGGACAGCCCTTCTGCTATGGAATGAAATCGAGGCTGTGTACGGAAAAATTCCGTACGGAGTCACCGATTCTCCTTTCCCGTGTAGATGGGCTAAATCCATCGACTTGGCTATCACGTTGAATCGTGGTAGACATCGGATGAGATTTAACCAGAAATACCAACGTCTCGAGTTTTACGTCTTGAAGCTCCATGTAAGGAGAATCAATTCGCAGCTCGACGGTTGGCCTCGGCTAATGCGTAGTTTATCTATGCCAGTAGTTGGGGATCCCTCCTTCGTCGTTGTTCCTCGCTCGACGCGAATAAAGCGAGGATGGGCGGCAGTGCGCTAACGCGCACTGTTTCGTAGATGAT